AGCAACTACGCGGAAGCCCGGTTGTCTTTCTGGGAGGATACCGTTACTTGGTATCTGGATTATTACAAGGGTGAGTTTACTAATTGGCTTATCCGGCCCAACGAAGCCAACGTGGAAGTGGATTACTCCCTGGAGAATATACCGGCGTTGGGGCCGAAGCGGACAGCCCAATGGGACCGGGCGGAGAAAGCGAATTTTCTAACTATCAATGAGAAACGGGAATTGGCCGGGTACGACAAGGTGCCCGATGGCGACGGTATCCTGGTACCGGCGACCCTAATCCCCTTGGGAACCGAGATTGACGAAGGGGAAGAAAGCGAAGGGAATGAAGATGATGAAGAGTCCGGAGAATAAGGCAATCAAGCCCAATAGCACGCCGCTGGACCGCAAGGGCAACGTCCCCCAGGACAAGTCCCGGAAGGACCGGCCGAAGGGGGGTTGTTGTAAATGAAGAAGTTTTTTCAAAACCTGGACCTGGTGAAAACCGGGGGTTGGGTCTTCGCCGTACTTGGGACGGCCGGGTACCTACTGGGAAACTACTGGAACGGAATTGCCACCGCTTCGGCCCTCGTGGTCGTAGGTTGGATGGCGAAAAGGTACGTCAGCTAAAATGATCGACCCCGTTTCCATTGCCGGCCGGAGAAGAGCCCATCGGGAGTTAATCCGGCTTATGGTCGCCCTGGAGAATCCGGGGGCCAAGGCTATTCAGAAAATCTTGCGCCGGCAATGGAAACGAACCGCTTCCGAAGTCGAACGGGGTATTTTCACAGTATCGGGGGCAGTCGATTCCCAGTCCTCGGCATTGCGGGATACACTGAGGCGGCACTTAGTGCGGGTTGCCCAGGCCGCTCTACAGGTCTGGGAGCGCGGATGGCAGGAAAGCCAGAAAAACGTCTCCAACTTCAACCGGAAAGCGGAAGAGACGTTCAGGGAAATCTTTTGGGGGAATACGGGCCAATGGGTTCGGTCCCACGCGGCGGAAAAGGTCCAGAAAGTTGATGAACGGACTAAAGCCCAACTTCGGGACGTTATCAATAAGGCTATTCTTCAGGGCAAGTCGGACGCGGAGATTGCCCGAGTGATACGGGAGTTGAGTCCAATTCGAAACGCTCCCCGCTCCCGAGTAATAGCCCGGACGGAAACCCATACTGCTTTGTCCCGCTCCTTGGATACCGCCGCCAAGGGTACGGGGGTTGATATGGAGCGGGTCTGGTCGGCTACGATAGATAAACGTACCCGACCTTCCCACGCCGCAGCAGACGGGCAGACGCGGGGCCAGGAAGAACCTTTTGACGTGGGGATGAGTAAGCTCATGTACCCTGGAGACCCTAATGGGGCGGCGCAAGAGATTATCCAGTGTCGTTGTATACTCTTTTATCATGTGAAAGAAGTTCAGAAGCCGGTAGTGGAACCGGCCCCCGTAGTAACTCCCCCCGCAGAAACGCCTACTTTAACAGAGGCTCAACAGGGGACGTTAAATTATATTCGAGAATTGGGTAAGTTAGATGACGTGGCATTACGTTTCTTAGGTCATACTCCGGTTGGTTTAGATGATACGATAGATGATTATTTCACCCGTGATGAATTACATGCGTTGTCTGATCAGGTAACGGCGGATATAAAAAACGGGCGGATACCCCTACAAATGAACACAAACATGGGGAAGGATAGCGCTGCGTATAACGATTTATTGGAAAATGGTAGGTTTAAAAATCAATTTGAATTAGGAAAGGCGGCCACTTCCCAAGGTAATTTAAGCCCGGTGAAAGACGGTCCTCGGGATATTTGGGAAAAACGTTTGAGCGGTAATAATTTATCGGCTTCCCCCGAATATCAAAAACTTAGGAAGGGTAAAAATCTTCCAGCGGATTTGGCGCGGGAACGTCCGGTCTATGGTTATTTAGGTGATTCCGATCCCCAGCTTCGCTATCTAAATGGGGATTACGGGAATATAACTTTTCGTTTTCGCCCAGAGGTGAGTGCGCGTACGTCTTTCTCTATTTTTAATTCTTCAATGGTATCCTCGAATCCTAAGTGGGAAGTGGGTACCCCGGAAAATAACGCCGCACTTTTGAGAAAGACGCTGAAGACAATTCGGGGGGGAAAAGAAAAAGCCTATTTTAAGAAGTTGAAGCTATACTCTAAGGGTAAAGGGGAAGTACCGGAGCATTTACTCCAAACGGGTAGAGATTACACGGAAGTTCAATATTATGGGGATTTAACTTTGAAGGATGTCGCGGAAATCCATATACCTAAAGCAAAAGACGGGGAAGACCCTTATGATTACATGGTGGAATTGGCCCGTAAATGGGATATCAAAGTAGTAAGGTACTAAACTACCGAAGGGAAAACTATGAAAATATTGAATTTGGAAAAGAAGACGGGAGTATATACCGGACTGTACCTGAAAAACCGCGTAGTTTACGACTTCACTTTTGGGGAAAAAGGCTTGTCGGTGGACCACGAATACCCCATGAGAGAAACGGAAACTTACCGATTTTTTGCGGAACGTATGGGTAAATTTTGGCCTTACCGGTTTTTCCTCAAGAAGCCGGTAAAGGTTGATGAGGAAATAACTCAAGAGTCCTTAGATAATGTCTGGAAAGAAATACAGAGCCGATTAGCGTAACTCAACCCAGCGGAGGAACGATGATGAGAATATTCGACGTAAAGGGAAGACCGGCCCAGAGTTATTTGGACGTGCCTTTCGAAATCAAGGAAGTGAATGAAGATGGGAGTTTCGTGGGGTACGGTTCGACCTTCGGCGGCAAGCCCGATTCCTACGGGGATATTGTCGAGTCGGGGGCCTTCGCGGATACCATATCCAAGGGTGGACGTAACAGGACGGGGATTGCCCTGCTTTGGCAACATAATCCGGATCAACCCGTGGGGGTCTGGACTTCCTTGGTGGAGGATAAAAAGGGCTTGAAGGCCGAAGGTCTTCTGGCTATGAAAACCCAGAAAGGTGCGGAAGCCTACGAGCTAATGAAGATGAAAGCCGTGGGGGGCCTGTCGATTGGTTATTCCTCGATGGTGGAGGAGTACGACAAAGTCGCCAAGGTCCGGCGGATTAAGCAAGCCGAATTGTGGGAAATCTCCATCGTCACTTTCCCGGCGAATATCAATGCCAGGATAACGGTGGTCAAGAGTATCGAGAGCGCATCCACGCCCAGAGAGTTGGAAGCGGCCCTGCGGGAAGCAGGTTTGAGCCGGACGGAAGCCCTCTGCGCGGTGAGTAAAATGAAGGGCCTACGGGAAGTACGGCCGGAACGACGGGACGCAGCAACCCAAAGACTGCTGGAGGAATTGGAAATGTTGAATTTGTCTTTAGCCGTAACCAACGAAATTGGGAGGATTTAAACAATGGACCGTATGCAGGAGTATTTGTACCGGACCCGAGACGTGGACCCCAACTCGGGGGGTGATCCGTCCCCGCACCCGGAAATCGTGGCTTCCGTCCTCAACGAAATCAAGTCCCTGGGAACCAACTTCAAGCAAGCCCAGGACAACCAGGCCAAGAGTGTATCCGACTTGCGGAAGCTCATGGAGGAAACCGACAAGCGCGTGGACGGCGTAGTGGCCGAACGCATCAGCAAGCACATCGAAGCCGTAACCAAGCGCCAGGAAGAGTTGGACAAGAAAACCACGGAACGCCTGGACAGCATCGAGGTCAGTCTGAAACGTCTTCCCAGGACCGGCGACGGTACCCCGGATATCATGAAGGACGCAGCCCTTTTTAAAACCATGATTTACGCGGCCAACGGAAAGGCGGATCAAATTCCGGCCACCGGCTGGACCAAGGAACAGGTGGACCTGGAGTCCTACAAGAAATACAATGAAACCTTCGTGGCCTTTTTGCGCAAGTATGACCCCCGGTCGGAACGCCTGACCGCCGACCAGATGAAGGCCCTGTCCGTGGGTATCGACCCGGACGGCGGATACCTGGTCACCCCGGCCATGTCCGCCAGGATCATCAAGCGGATGTTCGAGATCGACCCCATGCGGGACTTGTGCGGCACGGAAACGATTTCCACCGATGCCCTGGAAATGCTCGTGGATTGGGATGAGGCCAACTTCGGTTGGGTGGGGGAAATCGAAGACCGTTCCGAAACCGGTACCCCCGAATGGCGCAAGAAACGAATCGTGGTTCACGAAATGTACGCCGAACCCCGCGTAACCCAGAAACTCATCGAGGACGCAGCCATTGACCCGGAAGCCTGGCTGGCCAACAAGGTGTCCGACCGGTTCGGCCGTGCGGAAGCGGCCAGCTTCGTCAACGGCAACGGTATTTCCCAGCCCAGGGGATTCCTCACCTACGCCAGCGGAACCAATTATGGCCAGATCGAGCAAGTGGCGCTCCAGGCCGCTGCCACCCTGACCACGGACGGTTTCACCTATATGAAGTACTCCCTGATCGAGCAGTTCCTCAATCGGGGCACCTGGGTCATGAACCGCTTGGGCGTCCGGGACGTCATGTTGCTCAAGGACGGCGACGGTCAGTACATCTGGCGGGAAGGGATTACCGTGGGCCAGCCCTCGACCATCCTGGGCCTTCCCCTTCGCATGGCCACTTCCATGCCGACCGTGGCCGCTAATGCCTTGGCCGTGGCCCTGGCCGATTGGAAAGAAGCCTACCTGATCGTGGACCGCTTGGGTATCACCGTCCTCCGTGATCCCTATACCGCCAAGCCCTACATCAAGCTGTATACCCGGAAGCGGGTAGGCGGGGACGTGGTCAACTACCAGGCCATTAAACTCGGCATCGTGTCCGTCTAATCGGGACGGCGGGAAAAGGAGTAAACCAAAAATGAACCGAGATTTATATTCCAATTGCGGCTTTTTTCAGGCCATCCAACCTCAGACCGCTTCGGCCACCGTTACCGGGGCCGACGTGGACCTGCGGGGTTACGACGGGGCGGTGTTCGTTTTGACCGCTGGCCGTCTTTCCTACGTGTCCACGACTTCCTACTGGGCCTTGCGTATTCAGCACACGGACCCGTCGGCCCTTGGCGCCGGTCCTTCGGACTACGCGGACGTGCTCATGGCTGACGTCATCGGCCCCAACGGAACGTCCCTGACTTCTGGTATTGTTCAGAAACTCATTACCGACGTGGTGGCCAACGGTTCCCTCCTGGGTTCGGCTATCTACAAGGTAGGCTATCGGGGCAACAAGCGGTATGCTCGTATGATCCTCGAATTGGTAGGCAACGCCAGCAACGTGATCATCGCCGGAGTCGCCCACCTGGGCCTTCCCGGTGAGTGGGCCGTCAACGAAAGATTCGATATCAACTAATCTCTGGACGCGGCCTAACTAAGCCGTAGGGATTGCCGGGGGGTAACTCCCCCGGTAAAAGACAGAAAGGAAGAGACCATGGATGAGACTTATCAAGCGAAGGTTGGGCGGGAGCAAGGCGGGAACCGCTTCTTTGTGAAAGAAGACGGCTACCTGAATTTCTTCAACCAGGATTTCAGCGGGGAAAACCTACGCCTTTTGCTCCTTTCCCCCCAGACCGTGACCAACTACATCAGTTCCGTTTCCGTCCTGGCCGCGTCGGTTATCTCTCCCGCGTACGGGTACGCGCTATTCAGCCTGGCGGCCGGTTGCTCCAAGGCGTCGATTCGACTTCCCCTGGCGGTTAAGGGCGCCACGTTGGTGCTCAATTTCTCCGGGTTGATTTCCAACGCCTTCGTTTCCCTGATAGCCTCCACCGGCGTGTCCGTCACCGGCCTGTTCGGCTCCAATCTCAGTTGTTTCGTTCTTTCCCGTGCGGCCCTCTTGAAGATGGTCTGCGCGGATACCGGGTGCTGGTCCGTCGTGGAGTCGAACGCCAACGTGACCGAACAAGCCCTGGCGTAAGGGGGTATCATGAGCGTCTATATAACCATGAAAACCAACAAGCCCGGAAGCCCGGACGGGATGAGGGTGGAAATGTATAAGGCCGGGCAGACCTATGAAGTCCCCCCTGCGTTGGCTCGTGCCTTCGTGGAAGTAATGGGCGTGGCGGACTACGCGGAAGCACCGGGCCCGGTTAGGGTCCGAACGGCGGGCCCGTCCCCCGAAAACAAGTCCATGGGAGCGGCCCCGAGTAATAAAGGCGGGAATCCGGAAGATGATATGGATTTGAAAGCCACCCGTCTCCACGCCTTGGCGGATGAGTTGGGGGTAAAGTCCGGACAGATCGTGTCTTTCCTGGAGGACTTGGAGAAGGAAAAAGGCACTCAATTCTATCCCATGAGCGTCCTGTCCGGGAAGCAAGTGGAAACCGTCCGGAAAGCCTTCGACGGTAAGGAGTAAGGGTCATGGGTCTGGTAGATACCCCGCTGTCGGGTAACGGCAACAGAGAGTGGCGGGTATCCGTTCCGCCGACAGTCGAACCGATAACGGTCGATGAGGTAAAGCTGTTTG